AAACAAAATCACCACCATCATAATTATCATTTAAAATAAATGAACAAGTTAATACTCTAGGAGTAATATCTCCATGATCTGTGTGTTCTTTGTACTCTCCGTTTTGCGATCCGATATAAATTAAATGATCGTATCCAGTATCTTCAGTAGACAATCCTGTGCTAAAGTATACGTGATCTTTTGCATATTTATTAATTACCTCGCCTACTGCATTAAATAAATCAGTATCAAATTTTGCATCAAGTCTTTCAATATAACACCTTCTGTCATTAGTATCTCCTAGTGTAGAGGCTTTTTTAAAATCTAAATTTTTTGAATTGTTTATTATACTTTCACATATGTTTAGATCTAATGCATTCTCATAACAATGTATGTAGTCTTGTATTTGTATCATTTAAAACTTTTTTTATTCCAAAAAAGAGTCTTATACTTATCAGTCCATTTAGTATTTATGGTATCTGAGGTTTTAGCATGAAGTTTCTCAGTATAAAAACCAGACCACATTTTCCATGCCTCTCTGTTGAACGGTATGCATTGAACCATTGGGCTTCCTTTTTTTATTAAAAATTGTTTTTCTTTTTCTAATACGATAAATGGAAAATTAATGATATTTATGTAAGTATCTGTGTCAACTACACCTTCAATTACTTTGAATCTTTTTTCTACTCTATTCATAGGTGGCACAAATAAACAACTATACCCTGGTGGTGTTTTTATTAACCACTTGTTAATAAATTTACCAGCATTTTGACCAGCTAGTTTTTTAAAACTTTCAGGCAATTGTTGGTGACTATGAAAGTCAACATCACCATCACTTTTATTGGCTGGAAAAATACTAAAGTCATCACCAACAGGTTGAACAACATAATCTTGATCAAAACGAATTATATAGCCGGCAGTTAAAGAATCTAAAAAAGGTATACATTTTTTTACAGTGGGTGCCATAATATTACCATCTTGGTAACTGCTTAATTTTTTATAATCATCAGGTATTACTTTTGATGCTGGCACTGGGTGAGGCCATATTTTAGCCATGGATTCTGTTTCTGCACAAAATATTATTTTTTTCTCAAGCATCTTCTTTTTCCCTTTTTTCAATAAAATTAAATGACATAGATCTTCTTACATCATTTTTGTTTTTTAATTTAAAAGGCATTACACAATGCATGTGATTTGCTTGAAATATATAAAAGTCACCAACTACAGGTTTTTCCCATTTACATGAAACACCATCTACTCCAAAGAATCCTAGCTTACCATCTACAAATTTATGTGGATCTTTTGTATCATCTATAATCTCAGGTACTTTTAAAAATAAAACGGTAGACCAACCAATAGTATTGTAATGTGTATGAGGTGGATTGAACTCTCCCTCTTTCATATCATTTATCCAACAAGCTATTATCTCTACTTGTTCACGATTGGGAAGCCAATCAATAATTTTTGTGTCCATGCACGTTTTAAAATAATCTTGAATTGATTCTACAAATGTTGGAAATATAAGAGCAGACTGTACTATTGGCAGAATAGATAACTCAGAGTCTATTCTACCGGCTAATTTATGGCCCATTTTATCCAAAGTTTCTTTTGCTTTGTCATATCTATTATTAAGATCTTCTATTTGATCTAATGGTATCTTATATTTTTTTACCATTTTTCCGTATATTATTTGTTGTGATTCCATTTTTCTCCTAATATCATTTAAGGGTTAGTTGACCAACATTAAAATCGTTAGACAAATTTTTCTTACCAAATGTACCTTTTGCAAAAACTTCAAAAGCAATACAAATTCTAGATGTGTCTGAAACGTGTGCTCCTATCCTATGTTTTGTTTTTGCGTCAAATATTATTAAGTCATTCTTCTTTGGAAAAAAACTTACTTCATATTGATTATATTTATTTGGTTCGCCATAGTCGAATTCTAAAAGTCTATATTCGTCCTTTTTTTTAAATTGTATAGAATCACTACCCTCATCTAGTTCCAGGTATAAAACACCTGTATAAAAAGAATTTGCATGATCATGATATTCTGAATTAAAAAATTGTCTTTTCATGTTTATAATCCATGACCTAGTGATGTAGAAAGACACATCTTTTGACACAGATAAAAAATCGTACGTATATTCATCAACGCTTTTCTGTATTAATTCTTTTATCGTTTTAAATGATTCTAATTCTAGAATGTTACATTCTTTAGAAAAACCATTATCAGTGAATTCTATATTATCTAAACTAAAAAATTTTATTGGAAGATTGTCTTGATATACAACCTCTGGAAATATTTCTATTACAGCCATTCTTTTTATGTATGAATACCATAAATTTGTTGTCAAGAAAACAATTTATAAAAATACTATTGCGAACGAAATAAATATGCTTAAATTAGGTTCTCACCAAAATTAACAATCAATAGGAGACAAATATGGAAAACGAAGAATTAAATAAAGCCATTGCCTACCTTGCAGATAAGGTGAGCAAATACCACGAAAGATTAATAGCTATGGAAAGAGATGTTGAAAGACATCTTAAAGATCCTGAAAAGCACTGTGGTCCTGATTGTGAGTGTAAAAAATCTACTTAGGAGTTTGACCTAACATATCTTTTAAAGATGGAGCAAATACTTTGACATCTCGTTTGATATTTTCAGCAGTTGTTGAAGTGTTTGGATCATCTATATCAGCTTGCATGGCTTCTTCAGATTCATATTCTTGACCAGTCTCCATATTAGTTAATGTAGTTTCAGTCTTTACTTTATATTTAGGGACAACTCTACCATCCTCTAGTGTAACAGTTCCTATTTGTTCAGCGGGTTCAATTATCGGCATTATCTCTCCAATTTATATTAAAACTTAAAATAACTCTATCCTGATTAGAATTATTTATTTGTACTTCATGTTGTAACCATGATGGGAAAAAAATCAAGGAATTCTCTTTTGGCTCCCACGTTACGCTGTGTGCTAAGTGTATAGAGGCATCTTTTTTCATTGGGGGTGATAACACCTCTGCCTGTGGTTTAGGCTCTAGAAAAACTAAATTACCGCTATTTTGAGGTACTTTTAGATAGTATACTCCAGATAAATAATTGTAAGGATGTGTATGTACGTTATTTCTAGATCCTGGTGAATTAATCATACCCCATAAACCTGTCATCTCAGGGACATATTTGTCCTGCACATCCAAGTGTTCAAAGCATTCTTTGGCTTTTAATAGTATATCACCCACCGTGCTTTTAAATTCTTCATCTTTGTAAAGCTCGTCGTCACTGTGCCAGCCTCCAACATTAGATCTTGGCATACNTTTTTCATCTTGTGCTTTTATTTCGTAAAGCCTATCTATTAAGTGACCGTGGCCCGTGATTTCTGTCATCATGACAGGTGTTATAAATAATGATTGTAATTGCATGATATACCTTTCTAAAGTTGTCCTTTTGTAACCTCCATAAAACTTACAATTATATGAACTTGATTTGCAGCGTTAGCCTGCGCTTTTAAAATATCAGACTCTTGCAAGATTAGAGGCTGAGATAATAATTCTGTCGTAGTATTTGTGGCTACACTTTTAGCTTTAAACAACTCAAAAGTAGCAGACGATCTTTCAACTTCTATGTCTACTAGAGTCGTATTGCCTGAGTCGTTACAAATTAAAATTGATTTAACCACATCGGTGGTAGGTTGCACAGGAGGTGTAGCACCAGGGTTTGCTGTCGGTACTGTCAATACGGTTGTTAGATTTGTTGTTGTCATATCAACCATTGCGCTTTTAAATATATTAGCCAAGGAAAAATGTCTCCGATTCTGATTCTTCTCTTATATCTTGTTGAAAGTTCGTATTTAAAAGAAAAACAATTTGTTCTAATAGTCTTATCATCTGGTCAAACTGACCAGCATCATATTCATCTGTTGCGTTTGGAAGTCTAGTTATATTAATTTTTGCCATTATCTTCTTCCGTCAGGTCTTATTTCTAATTTTTGTGAGCCCAATCTCCACGGTGTATCATCTACCGTATTAGTTGTATATCTGATTTTTACTGCTCTACCTCTACCCCTAACATTTATTTTTTCTGTTGAGTTAGTGATAGATCCTGAAGTTTGCACGTTTGACGTTGATTGAGGATACTGTTCTAATGTTAATCTAGCAGTCATTGTGTTTGTCAAATTATCAAAATCAGGCACTAGTTTGCTAACCGACATCAATCTCCGACTCCAGCCATCGGCTATTTCTACTGAACCAGTTTCTAAAAAAAGCGGTNATTGCACTTCCGTCGGATTGNTTGTTACCTATTTCATGTTCNTGAACAAAAGAAGCCCCAGCTGTAAGACCTAATATTGATGTTGCATTAGCAGTTGTAGAGCTGCTGTATTCAGTAGCTATAGGTAACTCATAAACATAAGCACCAAGCCATGTAGTTCTACCTAAAGAGTTTGTGTACCAAGTTCCTTCAAGATAATTATATGCAACAGATCTATCTATTTGAGTAGCATTAGCTGAAGCATAATACCAAATTATCTCGTTGTAAGCTGTATTAAGACCCACTGCTATATCATTTTTATTTGTGTAACTAATGTCATCGAAAACAAAATCTTGTACAGAACAAGGCATTTTTTTGACAACACCATCGTACAAATAGAAAGCATTGTCAGACATCCAATATGCTTTACCGTTTACTTCAATGGCAGCATGTTGAGCTATCAAGCCAGCGTTAGCACCAAGTTGTCTAAGACCAAAAGTAAAAGGCGTGCCAACAAATTGTATTCCGTGTAATGAGGTATCTGTCCAAACTAATATTTGACCTGTAGATTTTACAGCACCAACAATTCTAGATCCATCAGTTATTCTCAAAGATCCTGCCTCGTTTGTAGCAACTGGCGTATAGTCTGTTGCATCTTCTCTGTCAGAAAATCTAAATAATAAATCATCTTGAGTAGCGGGATTACCAATTGTAGTTTCAGTACCAAATATTAACAAATGTCTTGTATCTGTAGAAACAAGACTAAATCTAGAAGCTGTGGGAGCATTAGATAATGCTGTAGCTCTTGCACCTAAACCACCTGACGTGTCCCAAACAAAAGTGCCGCCATTAATGACTGTAGCTATTAAATCTTCACCAAAATTATCTAATGACCAGTTTCTACCTTCAATAACAACATTTGATGAAGATCTAGGTGTATCCCATGTGCTTGCACTCCAGGTTTGTGTTCCCCACCCATATCCATAAGTTGAACTGACCGGTCCAGGATTAATTTGATAAGAAGCATCAACTGATCCACCACCTGCAGCTGTAGTGCCTGATGCGTTTGTGCCTGCATTTATTGTATAAGTGTTGGAAGTTGGTACAGTTAAAATTTCAAATTCGTTGTTAAAATCAATGCCATCTACTACATTTGTAGCAGAACCATTATCAAAAGTTACGAAAGCACCTTCTTCTGCTTGATGTCCTGCGTCTGTAACAGTTACGGTAGCAGATCCGCTCGATGTAGCAAAAGGGTTTGTTAAGGAGTCTGTTGTTCTAATTGGTGATATGTCATACACCTTACCTTCTGAATAAATATACAATTTTCTATCTGTGCCTAAAGCTAAATATCTAGTGCCATCTAAGCCTATCCAAGAGTGTGTGTCTCTTACAGCACCAACAAGTGTAACATTGGGATTAGGTAAAAATCGCCACCCACCCCATCTTTCTGGTTTACCATAGTGAAATCTAACAAAATCAGAATCTATGTATTTTCTATCATCTCCAGCTGCGTAAGCAGAATCTTGTTTATCTATCCCTGGTCTAAATTTTAAATCAACTAATTGCATTGTTTAATAATAAATTACTTATTGTTTTGAGGCAAGAATTGAGTTCCTACATTACCTCTGAATGCATAGTTTCCATAATGAGTCATGCCACTCATTATATCTGCATATATTTTACCGCCCATATTCTGCCATAAACGACAAAAAGCATAATCTTCAGACANGTATCTACCGCTTTCAATCATAGTGTCAAAAAATGCATAATTCCAATCTGACGTATTATGATAATTGAATTCAGTATCATGAGATTGATTTAAATGCTGATCGGGTGTAAATTTTAAGTGTGGGTAAACTCTAGCCATTCGTTCAAATACTTGTCTCTTAATCATCATAAATCCTGTTGGTCCATCTAAAACCTCTATAAAACCTTTATCCAATAATATTTTATCAGGATTTTTTACATTTAAGTTATATTGTAATGAGGCTGCTAATAATTCATCCTCTGGCATGTCTGGTTTTTCTTTTA